CCATTTTGTCCATAAGCGGAGCTGCGTAGGGTTCCATTTTCTGGTCAGCTAAGCCGGGTAGATAACCCAATGATTTTGAGGCACTTTCGATTACGGATCTTATATAAATTACATCACTTATTTTTTTATCATCTAACATTTTTAATGCACAATATGCAGATAAAATAGTTTTGGATGTTCCTGCGGGACCACTTAAAAATACAATTTTAGTCTTTTTGTCTAAAATTAGATCTATAATTTCCTTTTGCTTAGGAGTCCAAGGCAATTCTTTAACTTTTAGTTCATAGTTTACCTTATCTCTTTGAAAGACATAAGGCGATTCTTTTTTTACCTTTTCAGGCTTGAGTTCTTCAAACCCATCACTGTTTCCACTCTTACGAGTAGAGCGTTTTTTATTGCTCATCCTATAATTATTTATCGTTTTTTCTCGAATTATATCTACTCCAAATAAACATCTTTCAACTCCAACAATTCTTTCATAGCATCTTCTAAAGAAACTGATTTTACTTCAATTTTCTTATACTCTTCTCTAGTTGGCTTTGTTTCTTCGAATTCTTTGGTCAATTCATTTATTTTAGAAAATACACTATTTTCTAATTTTCTAAAAGCGGGATCTCGTTCATATACCGCACCAAATGACGAACCTCCCATACTTCCTGCTCGTACAGATCCTTTAGGTTGTACTTGATTAGAATATATTCTTTCTAAACTAGGCTCCATTCTTTATGAAGTTTTTTTAGGTTGTCGCATTGGATCATACGTTAATATAATTTTTTGATTTTTTTGCGCTAACATAAAAGTCCATAAAATCTTTTCATCATTAAGATATGATTTAGAAGGTTTGAATAATGCTTCGACTTTTTGCACTAATACTTTCCAAACATCTTTTGATTTAACTTTTATTGCTTCTTCCCCAACTTCTTGTTTTTTATTATTTTCTTCTTGGATTTTTTTCTCAATTTGAGGAATATAAACAGCTTCCATATTGCGTATAGGAAGCTGACGATTTAAATCGGTTTGATTAATTCCCGATTTTATAAATGTTACGATTTCTTCGTCAGACATTGTTGCTTCATAAAATAAATCTAAAAATTTATTATTTGAGTAATTTTCTTTAACCGAAGATCTTAATTGCTTCAAGAATTTATTCAATCCTGCATCTCTTTCTGCTAATTGTTGAAACGTTTTACTATGTAGACCATATTTTGCTGCTGTAAATGTAACTGGTTTATTTACATCAAGCCAGTCAGATTCCAATTCCGAAATTATTTGCCCAGATTCTGTTTTATCTACAGGTTTATCACCATATCCCACGAATGGATTAAACTTCGCATCTTTAAAAGGGCTTGCAATATCATCTTTCAATTTTCTTCCTACTGCTTTTATTGCTCCTCCTACTGCATCAAAAAACCCTTCGTTTTGTAATGTGTATTGCTTTAATAACTTTTCGTAAGTTTTTTCAAATTCTTTCTCTGCCAATACAAATCCTACGTATTCTTGAAAGTGAGTAATTTCTCCGTTCTTACATGCGGCAGGATCTACTTTCATAGTAACCTTTAGCATTTCGTGCTTTTTTTGTATAAGATCAGAAAACTTACTCATACAATTATTTAATTTCTATCGTTGCTTTTAATGGTTTCAAAAACTTCAAACCTATTAAAACTTTCTCGTCGTTCTCTTTTCTATTACCAATAGAAAACTTTACATTTTTATGTAATTGTTTTTTAATTTCTATATCAAACGCTACTACTGGACGATCTTCGTGCGTTCCTGCGCCCACATTCACTTTAATAGTGTCTATAACGGGCTTTGTTATGGTTTTACCATCAAAAGTATCAAACGATACTTCTTCTCCATTTATAGAGATATTATCTCCGTGTAAAACACAATATCCATCATTTCCACTATCTACTTTAGCTTTATAATTACCAACACCAAGAATTTTCACATTTTCTTTTTGTGAAAATTCTTCAGTACTTTCGTAAAAATATCTGCTAAATGATATCATGTTTAAAAATTACCAGTAGGTGATGATCCAGTAGATGGTTTAATCATTCTGCCAAGTTGCATTCCAGCCTTTAATGTTTCTCTAATTTTAGGATCTGTCTTGGCTTTCTTCAAATTTATAATTTCTAATTGCTTCTTCTTTTCTAGCTCATTCGCTGCTTTTTGTTCGTCTGGAGATAAAGGAGCGGGTTGTTGTGGAACGATAGCCTCATCAAAGATGAAAAGTTTAAGATAATCGTTTACAATGTTATCGAAAGATTCTTTTGCTACGGTCTTCTTTTTGGACTTCTTTTTCTTTTTACTAAGTCCTGCTTTGCTATAAGCAATCGCAACTGCTTGTTTCGGAGGTTTGCCAGCTTTAATTTCTGTCTTAATATTCTTTGCGATGGTTTCCTTGGATTTTCCTTTTTTGAGTGGCATAACCTTATTTAGTATTTTTCCAAGTTTGAAAGAAGCTTTCGCCCATAGTTTCTGAAGCAGGTTCGTACAATCCCTTACCAAGATTAGAATTTACTACTTGTTCAATCGAAGCCAACTTGGCAGTATAATCCGCACCGTTTAATGTAGCTTCTTCTAAATTTTTGATAAATTCTTCGAGTTCTGGCGAAAGTTTAGTTTTTTCTTTATCAGTAGATGCTTCGCGAATGTATGAAATTATGTTGTTGATGATATCGTACACCCTTCTTTGGGATTTATCAATCATTTCTTGCATCTGCTTTGCCTGATCATCTTGTTCTGGCAATCCTTCCTCCCCCATTCCAGATTCTACAGGGGTTTTTGGCTTTTCGGGTACATTTTGACCCTGAGGGACATTTTCCTGTTCTAGCAGCGTATAATGTTTTTCCAATAAATTTTTGAAATTCATAAAATTATTTATGCAATAAACTTTTTAAACTCAAATCCGACGCAACTTTTTCACCAAGAAATCTAAGATTTGAAGTTTCACAAAATTTTTTTAATTTTTTGTAATTTATACTTTTTTTCACTTGCAAAAATTTCTTCAACGAATAAATAAAATTGTTATCAATTTCAAAAATCGTAGAAATATTAAATAAAGAATAATTAAAAATTTTGCTTGACTTATTTATTATTTTTTGTAATAATAATATACAATCTTCTTCTGCATATAATTTATCTAAAGTTTTTAACTTAATTTCTGGATTATAAATTAATATATTATTATAATCTTCTTTTAACTGTTTAATTATTTCTTCGTTGAGAAAATGAAATATTAATTTATTTAAATCTCTGCTATTAATTTTTAATTTTAAATTATTATTATATAAGTAATTACCTATTACTGTTTCTATATTCTCTTGCAAAAGATAATTTAAATTTATTATATTAATATTATATTCTTTAATTATTAAGTTTAAGAACATTTTATTTATTTTAACTTAAAAAAATTATTTGTCAAGTAAAAATTTTAATAAATTTTATTCTTTTTGCAAATTCTTGATTACTTGGCGAAACTTTGTAACTAGAAAAATGACAGAGTGGGAAAATATTCCAGAAGACGTAAATAATTGGTTCGGTTTTGTGTACTGCATTGAAAGATTAAATGCAAAACAAGGAGAGAAACGTTATTACTGGGGATGTAAGCAATTTATACGAAATTCTAAATTGCCTCCTTTAAAAGGCAAAACTCGCAAAAGAAAAGTAGTAAAAGAATCCGATTGGAGAAATTATTACGGAAGTAGCGAAGAACTAAAAAAAGACGTAGTACTTCACGGAAAAGAAAACTTTAAACGTACAATTTTAAAATTATGTACCTGTAAATGGCAATTAAAGTATGAAGAACTTAAAACACAATTAGAAAATAATGTTTTAATAAGAAAAGATGCTTATAACGGCATTTTGAATGTGCGTATAACTTTCTGTCCCAAGAGTTTATATGAACATTATAACATTTTATAAAGTATTTTTTAGTTTTCTTTTTTGTGGTTTTTTCTTTTTACCAAGAATAACTGGAATTCTATTATCTCCCGCAGCATATTCTTTATTTTCGTCTGGATTTAAGACGCTTCCAGCTCCTCCAGCGGTCATGGTTTCCATTAATTTATGATATATTTCATCAAATCTGTCCATTGAAATATTTAATGATAATGCTATAATTATGGTAAGATGAGTCTGTACGATAGATATAAAAAAGAAATTAAAGAAGAATTAAAAATTGATCTTTTTAATATCAAAGATTTTGCAATGTTGGCTCCTTCCAAGAAGCATTTTTGGGCAGCAAGACTAAATGATCATAGAATTGAAATTCAAGATTTAAAAACTAAAAAAGCAAAAATTATAAGAGCATTAGTAGAAAAAGCAGATCAAAATTCTCCCGTAAAGCTTTCTAAAGTGAATCTTGAAAAAATGGTAGAAGACATGCCAGAAATTCAAGAATTAGACGCAAAAATCAAAGAACAAGAAAGTGTCATCACCTATCTCGAAGACGAACGTTGGACCTTTTCAAAGCTCACAGAAGACATCAAAAATGTGATTGAAATCATGAAACTTGAACAACTATAATGTTAAAAGTAGATTTTGATACTAAAAAAGGAAAAGGAATTATTTTTGGAGATCGTCTTCCAGAAATAAGAGAATATTTTTCTGTTGAAAATCCAGCAGCTAAATTCAATCGTTCTTTTTTTGTTCCGAAACGCTTATATTGCATTGCTCCAAATGGATACTTTGATATAGGATTATCTCATGAGATAAATCAATTTTTAGAAAAAAGAGGATACAAAGATAGAATTGAATTCACAGAAGAAGCAAAAAAAGAAATATTTCCAAAGTTAGATAAAACTCTAATACAGAGATTAGCATTAAATCTTCGTGATTATCAAGTAGAAGCAGTCTCTAAATGTATGGAAAGCGGAAGAGGAATTGCAGTAATGGGAACCGGAGCTGGAAAAACTCTCACAATTGCTACATTAATAGAAAATTTTTATCTTTATTCTTCTGAGCTTAAAAAATTTAAGTGTTTGGTTATTGTTCCTGACTTAGGTCTGGTAAATCAGACGTATACCGATTTTGTGTCTTATAAAACCAGCTTTACTTGTTCTAGGTGGACTGGAAGTATCAAGCCAGACTTTTCTTGTAATGTCATTATAGCAAATATCGATATTATTAGAAGCAAATTTGAACAAAATCATTGGATCACTGATGTTGATCTTTTGATCGTTGACGAAGCACATAAATTCGGCAAAGGCAACAAATCTTCCAAACTAATAGAAAAGATTAAAACTCCAAATAAGTTTGGGTTTACGGGAACACTACCAGATGATAACTTAGATAAATGGAATGTAATCGGAAAGATTGGACAAGTATTAATTGAAAAAAATTCACACGAATTACGTGAAGAAAAGTTTCTAACCACAGTTCATGTGAACATGATAAAACTTTCTTATAATGATGTTCCTACGAGAGTTGTAAACACAGGAAATCCCACAGACGACTATTACAATGAATTGATCTTTATTTCAAATAATCCATTCAGAAATAAAGTTATTCAAACCACCTGTAATAATTTTAATAATAACATTCTTATATTAATTAATAATATAGATCACGGTCAACATTTATATGATTTGTTTTCACAAAATTTAAAGAATAAACAAGTTTTCTTTATCAGAGGTGAAGTAGCAGTAGAAGAAAGAGATAAAGTAAAACAAATTATGGAATCCACAAATAATGTGGTATGTATTGCAGTAAGTGCTATTTTTTCTACTGGAGTCAATATTAAAAATATTCACATGATTATATTTGCTGCTGGAGGAAAAAGCTTCATAAGAACAGTACAAAGCATTGGTCGCGGACTTCGTTTAAATGATAATAAAGATGAATTAAAAATTATTGATATATCAGATAATCTTCAATACGGAAAAGAACATTCTAATAAAAGAAAAGAAATATATGATAACGAAAAGATATCATATACCGAACATATAATTAAAGAAAAGTAGTTGCATTATTATCAGTGTGTATTACAATTAACACACATGGAAAATGCAGTTACTCCTAAAAAGTTAAAAGATCAATATTATGTAGATCCAGAAAAGTTTAAAGAAGCTATTGTTGATTATTATAAAACTGGTGTTTGTGATGATTATTTAGGTAGCTGTTTAAATAAAATTGCAGAAGGATTGGGGTATAATGGTAAGTTCATTAATTATAGCTACAAATGCGATATGGTTGGAGATGCGCTTATTAAAATGTTTAGTGCTTTAAAACGAAAGAAGTTCGATGTAAATTCAGAAACATCTCCATTCGGGTACTTCACAACCATAGCCTTTCATGCATTTATTAATAGAATTAAGAAAGAAAAGAAGCACCACGATACATTAGTAGAGTACCGACAAAGAAAGTACGAAGAAGAATTGTCTTCTTCTGAAGGACATATTTACGTTAAACCTATTTTAGATTCCACAGAAGAAGAAATAGTTTTGGAATGATCTTGACTAGAATTTACAGTGGTGTATGATCA